AGTGTACGGATATTCCCAGGAAGATTGGTAGCGTTCATAAAGGTATCTGCTGTTCTTCTGCGTGAATATATTTCATTACCCACATCGAAAGCGTCTGCGCCAGCATTGTATGACTGCTCGGCAAGAAGCACAACACGGTCACTATATCCATTTGTTCTTTGCCATGGGTTTTGTGCTATCTTTTCAAATGAAATTTTATATACAGAAGTTCCATCTGGTGAAGGTGAAAAGGTGACAAAGCCATCTTCCGCGCTTACAGTGAGGGTATTGCTTGTATTTGATGAAATCATGCCCGCCTGCCCACTTCCTGTTCCACTTGTGATATATACCTGAAACCCAACCCACTCATTTACTGTCCATGTTTTACTAGAGTCGACTAGTGTTGTCGATGAACCCCCTGATGCCGTCCCCGTTGCATAATTGATTTGGCTTGTCTGGTCAAAGTTTGCCCCAGCAAGCACGAAGAGCCCCTTAAGTTTTGCTCTCTGAATAATGTTGTAGTACTGACTTGCTGAATCCCATGAAGTACTTATATTCATTGGGTTTTGTAGTACGCGAATTGACTTTGTCCCATGAGCAATCATGTCCTCTAGGTCTGCATCTATTTCCGCAGTATTCCGTGTGATGTACCCCATTGATTCATGGTAATAGTTTATTCCTTGATTCTCAGCAGGTGTTGTGACTACCGTACCGCCTCCGCAAAAACCAGCCCCACCAGTAATTCCAATACAAAAATCCGAAAGTGCAGTACCGACAGTACCAAACAAGTTAGCCGCCGTGGTGATTGCCAGTCTTGGAAACGTACTCGTCGCTGTCGTCCCCGTCGCCACAAAGTTATTCGCCCGTACTGTATCAGTCGTCGTTGCAGGTGAGAGGAAGCCTGTTATGTAGTTCCAGTAATTGGTGCCACCTCCACCTCCACCTCCTGTACCACACGGGCCGAGCGCGTATGTAAACGGTGCATCATCGGATACGGTAAGACAGTTGCCTACATCACCTGCGGTTGCGGTGCCGATACCTGTACCTCCTTGTATTGGAAATAGTACCCGTAAATCAGCACCAAGAACACCTGTTGGATGTCCGATGTTATAGAGTGAGAATAAGCCAAAACCTATTGCTAACGCAATTCCGAGTATCCATGTTGTAGCAAGTATTTTATGCATATTATCTAAAGTAGATTACATCTATCGTACCGTCTTCTGGTGTGAATAATAAATTGATTGTTTTACCACTCACCGTGTAATGTACTCCACGCATTATAAGTTGACCTTGGTAGTATGCCCAAATAGCATATCCACCTCCTGCAACTGTATACGTTGTATTTACTGAGGTTGTTGCTGATGTAACGGTCTTACTTTCATGTTGGACATTTCCCATACCACCACCAGTTTGCTTTGACCCTGCTACCTTTTTTACTTCTTCTCTAATTCGTGTCAATTCTGGTCTAATCTCCTCTAGTATATCTTCTAGTTTCACGCTATCCCCAGTATCCCCTTTATCCCCAGGTATTCCAGGGTCACCTTTTTCTCCTCTAAAACGTTCTACATCCGAGAATATACGCTCTATTTCATTCACAGTATCTTCCTTAAGATTACTTAAGGAAATCTTAAGTTCTCTTACGATAGATTCACTGTCCTTTCCAAATCGTTTGGTGTTTTCAGTAATCGTATTCTGTATATTCTCAAAATGAGTATTGACTTCATTTACCTTCTCTTGCACAAAATAAGATAATTCACTCCTTGTTTTATCTCCTATTTCTGCAATTTCAAAAGACGTATCAGAAGCGACCTCAGATACTCTCTCCTCGTACGAAGAAATAAGGTCTTTTACAATATCTTTGAGATACTCAATTATTGGAGTAAGTGAAAGCATCTCCTTTAGAGAGCCCATTCGTTGCTGTTCCAACTTCACTTGCAATTGTTCAAAAGCATACTTTTCAGGATTTTTTCTTTTTGCAATTGCTTCTTTAAGGAGAGTATTCATAATAAAAGTATATCAGATTAGTATGTAGATGTGTTTACACCAAGAGCATCCGCAAGAGTACCTATAAGAATTATTGCTGCATCTTCTTTTTTGAGGTCATTTAGCGTTGAGAGCGTAATAGGTGCAACTGCTTGTTCCATAAGAGATTGGTATGTTACTGGAGAATAGTCAAAATTCTTTCCCTTCATTAGAGAAATGATAATTCCAGTTCCAGGGGACGCCTTGTTTGTTCCCCAGTCTAGGAATACATCGAATGCATCATCACCATATCCACCTTTTCTGAGGTCAGTATATTTACCTTTTGAGTTTACACGCCATTGACTCCATTTCCCATTATGCTTTGATGGTGCAATACGCGATGCAAGAACGACAAGAGAACCGAGTCCTCCCGTAATATCAAATCGTGTTTTACCAATTTTAATCTTTCCAAAATCAGAACTTCTACTATCCCAGTTTACACTTCCTGGTTGCATTTCATCAAACATTGCAAGAATAACTCCCATTGTGCTTATGAGTTTAAGTGTATTCAGTGCTGCGGTTCTTCGAGCAAAGACTTCACCAGCATTATATTTTCCTTTTCCAATGCTCATTTTCCCTTCCATTGTTGCCCATTTAAGTGGTGATGTAAGTATGTCTATCCTTGATTTCAAGAAGCGAGCAGAGAACAGTGCGACATTCAAAAACCGAGAAGACCGTTCTAGTCCTAATGATTCAAGGTTACCACGCCCTGTCATAGAGTTCACTAGCATACCAATTGGTCGTGCCTGTTCTTTGTCCATAAAGTCTACTCCCATTTCTTCTCCACGTTTTATAAGCATATCAGCAAGGTCAGCACGCATACGCATAGCCCCCGCACTAAAAGCAGACTCAGATGCTTTGTATGATTTTCCAAAAAGGTTTACACCAGGAATTTTTGATGTAGCGAGTCCTCGGAGGATATGTGATGGGTATGCTTCTTCAAATGCAAGGTGAATATCCAAACCCATATTTGTCCACTTACCATTCATTGCATTTCGTCTACCAAATACCTCTGCTTTTGCAAAGGTCATCGCGTCTATACCACGGTACTCTTTTGCCATATCTCCCCATGATTTTACAAAATTCTTCATCCACATGGTCGGGGATTCTATGAAAGATTGTTGACCCTGCCTTCCAAAGAAAGAGTTATCAAAACCAGATTTCAAAGACTTCATTGTGCCAAAAATATCATCTATCCATACTTCAGGAGAAGTGAGCCAATCTCCAGCAGTCATCTTTGTACGACTTACATTTTTAGTATGTTCAATATATTTATCAAGCACAGCAACTCTCATACCATAATCAAAACGGAGAGGATGTAATTTACCATCTGCACCATAATCAGGTATTGAATCATTTATTTTTTCATGTGCTTCACGAATATTTTTTGCACTCTTCATTATGATTTCAGATTGTTCAAATGACACAGAGAAACCAAGTCTTTTTTCAGTAAGGTCTTGCAGAAACTCCTGTTTTGAATCAGCGTCAAGTACTTTTTCAAGTTTTTCAATACGAGATATAATATCTTTCTTTACAACATTATATTGTTTACTGTCAACTATTTGTTTCTCCCAGTTTTTTAGTCCACGTTTTTGACTCTTTAAAACTAACTTTTCTTCAAAAAGAGTATTGACTGATTTTGCAGATGCTTCATCCATAAAACTACGAAGAAGTCCTTGCCGTTCAGCAGAAGACATGAGGGTCATGTTTTCAGGGACAACAGTCCCTTCTCTGATACCCTTAATGAGTTCTTCTTTAGCAAATTGTGGAAGACAAAGTGACATATTAGCAATCCTTAATACCCTTAATAACCTCTATCCACTTTTCTTTTGGAAGAGTACTTTCTTTTATAAATTTTTCTATCGTATCTATTTCGTTTATAACACGTTTTTCAGGGTCTCCTTTCTTTGCGTTTTTATATGATTCTTTGAGAGAGTCATTTATCTTTTTAATAAGAATAACAGGATTCCCCTCTTCAAGATTTGCAAGGTAGCCAATTTCCTGTCCCGCAGCAGTCGCAAATCCACTTACCTTACTTCGAGACAAATCAAGCATCATCTGTGCGTCTCCTGCTTGTTCCGCACGATGCATTGCTTCTACCCAAAAAGCAGTCTGTGTCATTCCACTATCATGTTCTAGTTTTATCCTCCCCATTGCAATATCCATTGCATACGCTGGGTCTGCATTAAATTCAGCAATAACTTTATTTGCAATTCCTGTCCAACTTGCCTTGTTATACATAGGCACATTAGAGGTTGCAAACTGTTGTTGCATATCTTTAGAAAGTCTCTCAACTGCATTTTTTGTAAGTGCAGGGGTCATTGCTTTACCTTCACTTGCAACTGGTTGCATGAGTTCTTGGTTTCCAGTAGGAACTGAATCTTGTACAGGAGAACCACCTTGCATCTTTGCATACTCCGCTTCTGCAGAAGCAGCATCTTCTTTTGTACGTTGTCTTTCAATTTCTGCGTTTGCTTCTTCCATCAACTGTTTTGTTTCACGTTCTTTTCTATTTTGTTCTTCTAAAAACTTAAGATTTTCAATAAATGCTTGCTGTAATCTATCTAGACGAGAACCTTTTTTATATTGAATATTCAAATCTTCTGTTGTACCAGTTCTATCTTTTAAGAATTTATCAAATAGAGAAGTAAGTCTTAATTTAGAAGGAACCCAATCAGGGAATGTGGAACTTACACCTTGCCATTGAGATTCAGATTGTGTTGCATCATGTTCACCTCTTGGATATCTATATCCTTTTTCTGATAATTCCATTTCAACTAACATATTATGATATTCTTCAGAAAGATATGTAGGTTCTTTTGGTTTTTCAGTTGTTGTTGGAGTATCTGTCTTTGGATTATTTCTGTCTTCTTCAAGAAGAGTGCTTGTCTTTACTTTTGGTGCTTCATTCAAAGACATCTGGTATTGTCCAACATCAGCAGTTCCACTACTCATTTGACCAGTAGTGTAGTCAATAGTTGGAAGTTCCTTGGATGGAGCAGTATCACCAATAGAAATAGATGGGAGTTGTGAGTCAGGAGTTATCGGCTCATATCCTTGTGATTTTGCATATACAGCATGTTTTTGATTTGGTGTTGCAGGAACTTGTCTTCCGTTTGGTGTTTCAGAGGTAATTGGTACATTTCGTACTGGTCCATGTTCTGTTACAAAACGTGCAACCTCAGTAGAAAGTTTAGGGTCATTTTTAATGATATTTCCTATTTCAGTAAGTTTTGTATTGAGTGCTTCTATTCGTGGTTTTACAAAACGACTCTCACTTGCTTTGCCATATACTTTCCCAGCACCCTTTAAACCTAAAATAATCCCAACGAGGGAACCTACTTCATTTGCAAGTGGTGTAAGTTTATCTTTTGTTTCTTGGCTAACAGGGAGAGCATTTAGTGTTGAACCAAATGTATTTGAACCAACATTTGCTAACCCTGCAACCCCTTTATTGAAAACATCAGCAACATATCCAAGGACAGGAACTTTCTCTGCATATTTAAATGTTTCTCCAACAGGAGCATACGCAGTATTTACAATCCCCATTACATAATTTCCAATACCAGAAATAACATCTGCTGTTTTTATATCCTCACCATTAAGATATGCGTCTACAGCAGGTTGAAAAGCATTCCCTACTCTATCTGTTTGATTATTCAGGGCTTCACTTCCTGATTTTACAATATCAGGACCATATCCAAGTACAAGTTTAATAGGATTCCATTCTTGTTTTTGACTTGTGTGTGATTTTACTCCCGCAACAAATGAATCAATAGGATGGAAACCACCTTTATTCTCTGTTGATACTGGAGTTGGTTTTTCATTTAGTTGCATTCCAGCAACAAGTTTCGTGAAATCAATTCCTCTTGAAGAAGGTGCTTTCTTTTCTACTAGGTTTTTGAAATCAATAGCCATACATTATTGTGATTTTGCTGAGAATGTTTGGTATGCACCTTCTGTAGCCCATGTACTCTTATCAAGAGTAAGGTCTAGATACTTTCCAAGAGAACTATCTTGTTCTGGGTCACCAGTACGATACTGTGTGTAGAGTCTATTCCATACAGAAGCCCATGTAGCACCATTCATAAGTTCTCCAAGTCCACTTTGGACATCTTTAGAAAGTTTTTCGAGTTCTTTTGTAGAATCTATTGGTGTAATTGATTTTTGTTTGAGATTTGCCATCATTCGTTGATACTCAGTCCAACCCATACCTTTTACTGATGGGTCACCAATCTTTTGTAAATATGCAAATGTTTGATAGTCAGCATCAAGACCTTTAAGAGCATCTGGTGGATTAAGAATTTTTAATGCTTTGCTTACTTCTTCTAGTGTGATGGAGTACCCACTCGCGTTCATACCACTAACAATTTCTTCTGGTGTTGTATATCCTTGCGAGTATGCTTCTGAAATGACTGCATCAGTAATAACTTGTTTTTTATGTTCAGCAATAAGAGCATCTTTTTTCTTCTGTTCTTGTATCAAATTAGCAACTTCTGTTTTCTTTTCTTTTGCAAGAGAGCGAGCATCTTCCATAAGAGATGCATAGATTTTATAGTTATTTTCTTGTGCAGCAGACTTCGCAGCAATAATTTTGCTTTGTCTCTCACTTTCAATATCAGTGATACGCATAAGACCAGAGCGTTCTGCTTCTGAAATAATACTTCCCCAGACACCACCAAAACCTCCAGTGTATTGAGCACCAGTACGAAGACCGAGAGTTTTTACTCCCTGTATCTGTCGTGCATTTATATCTTGCATTTCTGCAATACGCGCATCATACGCATTTGTAATAGCACGAATATCAGACTTAAGTTCACTATCAGTGATGATTGCACCCATAAGTTTATTCTTGAATGAAAGAGCATCTCTTTCAAGCATCGCAGATTCTTCTTGAAGTTTCTTTATTTCAGGGTTAGTCGTATCCTCAGCAGGAGTTGTACTCTCAGAGAGAGAGTATCCTTTTTCTTTCATTTTTGCCTGTTCTTCTGTAGAGCCAGCACCAGCACCAGTTGTCGTTGTCGTTGCTCCAGTTGTAGGGTCTATATATGTTGCAGAAGAATCAGGGGTAGTATTTTGTACTCCTGTAGATACAGGTTGTTCAAAATATCCACCAGGTTTAAGTACTCCTTTCCCTTGTACTGAATCTCCTTCACGGACACCATTTTTCTCTAAGACACTTATTTGTGCATCAGTGTATGGAGAGTCTTTCGTACCAAGACCTTCACCTGCTTTTGTTATTTCTGCATTATAGGAATTGAATATATCTTCCCCTTGTTTTGAAGATATGACACCAGGTTCTACTGAATCTGTGTTTTTTGGATTAGCGGTTACTCCAGTAGTATTTGCTATTTCTTTTGGAGCACTCGTATATTTCTTTGTACCAGAAGCATTTGTTGCTCCTTGTGGAGTAAAGTAGACCTTTCCTTTGATAGTGCTTCCATCATTATTTTTTACACCAGTAATACCACCAGCCAATGACTTGTTGAGTTTATCAATACCAGCGTTCAGAGAATCGTACTTACTGCCACCTCCTGTGATTTTTGGTACTACTGTTGTTTTTGGTTTCTTTGCCATAGTTGGTGTATTACTGATAATTATTTAATTTTATTGAGTGACGCTATTTGCTGTGAGGTTGCCATGTTAGAAGTATTCAGTGATTATGACAATACCAGTTATACCATTGTTGGGTATTCCGACATTACCTCCTGAACCGTATGCATTCATCCCACCAAAAAATGATGTACCGCCACTTCCAAAAATTGCTTCAGAAGAATCACCTGGGTTGCCCGAGCCACCTGTTATATTTATATCTCCATTAGAACCAACACCACCAGCACCCGCGCCTGCAAGATTATTCCCTGTTGATATTCCGCCCCCTGTTGCTGATAAGAAAGAACCGAATGATGAAGTCCCACCTGATGTCGGTGATAGAGCAGTAGTTCCACCTGAACCAACAACTATTGAGGTAGTCCCAGTTAAATTATTTGCTCCTATCAATTTTTTTGAATACCCACCCGCTCCCCCTCCTGAATAAAAATCAGTATCCGCACCTCCTCCACCTCCTTGGACTTCAACAATAATATGCTTCAAAAAATTCGGTTTTGTATATGTACTTGATGCGGTATATACACGAATTGTAGAACTTCCGAGCGTTCCCGATGTAGTGGCTGAAAATACAACAGGACTGGTAAACGTAGTAGTCGCACTAAACGTAGTCGGTACATACACACCCGAGTCAATCAAGTTCTGGTCAAAGAACATCGTCGTTGCTGAAATTGCCTTACCAAGCACCTGTGATGTCGTTGCTGTTGAAGTTGCTCCTGCGGTTCCTGAGAGGAAAATATACTGTCCACCAGTCATCGCCTTCTGTGTACTATCAAAACCATAGGTGAGAACACCGTTTGAGATAGATACTCCTGCGGTTCCAGGGCCTTGTGCGATACCGAGTGTCTGGTCTACATAGGTACTCGATAGGTCATTATCTGCTTTATACCAACGTGAATCTGATGCGTTGAGATAGACAATAGTACCCGTTGCTACTGTTTCACCAGCAAGTCCAGCAACTACGGTATTATTTGTTGAGATAGTTCCACCAGTTACTACACCGAGTACATAACTCTTTGTCGCTGGATTATTGTTCCCTACTGGGCTTGGGAAATCCCAATATCCTGTGATAGTTTCATCGTTATCCTTAATCGCCATCTGGTTATAAAGTTGTGGAGGATTTGAAAATATAGCAATAGAGCCACCAGCATGGGCAAATTGGAGAGAAGTTGATGCAGTATATGGAGTTATTGGTGCAAGACCACGAGTACAACCAGAGATTGTTGCAGTTCCATCTACATTTTGGACTACTGTAGTACAAGAGACAACCTCCTGTCGTGTTCTACTTCCTGGCTCAAAAGTAACATAGAAAATATCAGAAAGTTCAGAATCTTGAATTTTCTTTCCATTCTGTGTAACTGTAAATGAAGTCAAAATAAATGAGGTAGCATTTGAGGAAATACCCGTACCAGAAAGGTAGAAGGTCATACCCGCAATCGGAAGTACAGTATCCGCACCAAGCGTTTCTGTCTGTGTTTCTTCTGGTGTATATACTGTATCTGGTACATACGCTACTTGTGGTTCTGGTACATATCCAAAGAAACCTCCAATCGCAATTCCGATTGTTGCAATTACACTACCAATCTTCTCAAATAAATTACTCATATTTTTTTATTATTAGGTTGTCTTGTACTAATTTTTGCATTACTTCCGTGTGTAATGATACTCCAATACTGGTCTGGTGCATCACTACTAAACACAGGTTGTATTTCAAAGAAGTCCTCTTTTGCTATTTCTAATATCGCTCTAAATTTTAATGTATTATCTGGTGCTGAAAGAGTCCCACCAAGAGGTTCAGAACCAGGTGGTTGTTGTGCCATAGATGCATTAAGTAATGTCTCTTCGACAATATCAAAATCACCACCATCAATCTGTCGTGTTGTAGTCTGTGTATATCCTCCATAGTCATAATAGAGATTTACATCAAGTACAGTAGACGCGCTTATTTCTCCCTCGACAAAGTATTCGTCAAATGTCTTTAGATGAGCACGTTTTCCATACGTTGCATACGCAAATTTTGCAACACAGTTAATTGGTACTTTTTCACCAACTGCATTGGTATCTGAAAACGTAGTCGGGTCAAAGAGGTAATATGTTTCAGGGGTAGCATTAGAATGTCCATAGAGTAAGCCATTATATGATGAGAGTACACGCACAGGGAGCGTCTGTGGTGGTTGCCAGAATCTTCGTACTTTTCCATCTGCATCTTCTTTATATTCAAGAATAAAGAGAAGACTATTAGATGGTGCTGAAAGATAGAGTGCATTTTTGTACCACATTGCACATGCATTCGTCCATGTTGCAGCATCAAAGTCTGGCTTAATAGGATTTGAGAGAGTTGTTGGTTCTTTACCACCAGAAACCGCTTCAAGAGAAATAAGTTCTCGAAGTGCAGGTTCATGTGAAAGATAGAGAATAGAGTTACCAATCTGTACAATAGTTTCCTGATTCTGTGCTGATTGATTTACTCCCACAACATACTTCTTTACTTCCATAGTTTCTGTCTTTGTCGTACTTACCGTCAGTTGTGTATACCATGCTTGGAATATAGATTGTTTCCCTGCAAAGACAATAAGACGGTCATTGAGTGTACCGAAACCATTTACCTTTCCATCAAGAGTAAGCAGAGCACCATTACCAGGAACGCGAGGAGTTGAATATGAAAAGTCTGCATAGTCAGTATTTTTAGAAATAAATACTTCATCATCAGAATCAGAACCAACACAAATTTGGTTTTCGTATGTATAAATATAGTTATTGATACGGTTTGCAGCAGGTTTATCTGCATTCGTTACAATTTTTTGTATCAAAATATCTCCTGCAATGATTCCTGTTGTATCTGCAATTCCCGTGAGTGTGAGAGTACCCTCACCACCTGTATATGTATATTCTGTACCTGTGCGGACACAAACAAGGATTTTATTCGCAGCAGTATAGAAGCGATTTTGTGCGAATGTATTTGTTCCAGTTTTAGTAATTGTTACTCCTGTTACTGATTCGACAACTGCTACCGCACCATTCCATTCGTAGATATTATCATCACCCCACACAAATATAAGTTCGTCAATATTCTCCACAGTATCAAACCATGGAGTAAATCGTGGAATTGCTGATGTACCAAATCCTTGTGCTACTCGATACCATGCATTAAATGCAACTCCATCTACTGTTCCTAGGTATACTTCAAGTTCATCATCGTATGCACGAAGTTGTAATTCTGTTCCTGTGGAAGTATTCCATACGGGGGCATTTCGTGGTGGTGTTAGGGCTTCATTGTTTACTCCTAATATAGAAAACCCATTACGAGTACGCACCTTACGTTGTTGGTCAATAAGTACATTACGAGAACCCGCCACAAGATGTCGTGGGTCTGTATTTGTGGCATTCTCAGATGTAACGTATCCGATGACTTCTTCTGTAAGAGAGTACTCTTTCATAATTACATTCTATACTTAGGGCGCATACCATAATCAGTAATTGCTTTCTTTGCTTGTCCAGGATGTTCTGCTCTGTATTGAGCATAGAGTCCAATACGTCCAAGAGAATCTATTGACTTAGGGTCTCCCCAAAGTTTCTTTGCTACCTGTGCCATATCAAATTTGCTATCCTTACCTTCCACTTGATGTGCAATTTCATCCATACATTCATAGAGGAATATATTGATTGAGTCTGAATCACAAATAACAAGGTCTGTATCTACTGTTGGTTGTGGAATCCATACTCCTGCTGCTGTTTGGAAAAGATATTTTGAGTAGTATTTTACATCGAAAATAGTACCAAGTGAGCAGAGGATATTATCTACACGAATATCTGCTACCGCAGATGTTACCGTGAATGTAATTGATGCAAAATCTATTGCACTTGCACTTACACTTCCTGTATCAGTTGCACCACTCCACGGTACTTGAATGATATTCCATCCCGCTTTAAATGGAGTTCCATCGAATTGTGCTGTCTGTGTAATTCCAGTTGAGTAGATAGATGCACTATTACCAAAATTAAATGTAATACCTGTTATTTTTCCTGCTTCGGTTGCATCTTTGAAGTACACAGGAATAATAAAATCTGCAATATCCTCCTCATCGGTAAGGTCAATAGATGCAAGCGTTATATTCTGAATACCATCTCCAGTTGTCGCTACATCAAAGCGCACAGAACCGTTCCCTGAATATTTGTATTGTGTATCTGTTTGTATTCCTGATGCAGTTCCAACTACTGTCCATGTTCCATTTCCATTATATGAATCCATATTGGACACAATTTTTGGTGAGCGTATTTTCCAATTTACACGAAAGACTTTTTGCCCATTTACTGATTCAATACTTATTTTCTTAGTATCTATTTCTTTTCTTCGGTCAAACTGTTCTGCATACGCTCGTACAATTTCATCAGAAAGTTGTCTATCTCCAGATGGGTAGATACCGATAAGAGAACGATAATCTTCTGGGGCAGAGTATGTATAGAGTTTATCGTGTATTGCTTCTGCAAGAGAAACAGTACGAATACTCTCTAAGAGTTTAATCTTTGAGAGCATATTATTTGCTGCTCGCTCATAAAGACTATATATATTACGCACTTTGTTGAGCGTTCCACTGTGGGAAAGTCCTATGAGATTATTTTGTATTTCTCCAATAGTAACCATAATGCGTAATAATTAGTCTATTAGAATTCTGCTACCGTGAGTGTCGTACTTGCATACCCGTATGCTGTCCAAAGTCCGCAACCAAACTGTTCTGCATCGTAAGCAATCGTTGTAGATGCTGCTTGCCAGAAGCCCACAGTACCAGAGATAGTTGTTGAACTGAGATTCCCTGCTGTCTTTGGCTCACCAAATGAAAGCATAATTGCAGAGTTACCAGATGTAGAAATAACACGCGCTTTACATTCACCATTCTGAGGAAATACGGTCACACGCGCGACTGCTTGTGGTCCAACGGTAGTGGTGGTTGCGTATTTAAGTTGTGCTGATGTACCATTCACCGCTCCTCCAAGCGCATCTTTTGGTGCGATTGTTAAGATATAAAGAGTAACAAGCGCAAGAATGAGTGCGCCGAGTATTCCTAGTGTAATTTTATTTGTTTTCATATAATTTTTATTTTTAATTTTGTATAACCCACTCCAATCTTTGACTATATCACCAAATAGTCAAAGTTGGGTTAGGTTATGGACAGGTAATGACTGAACCAGCAACAGTACCATTTGCTGCGGTAACTGCTGAACAACCAGAACCATCACTATCTTCAAGAATAACTTGTCCACCCTGAGTCGCACTTGCGCTCGTTGCGTAGACAGTTGAAGTAGCGGTAGTACTAGTCTCTGCTGCTTTCAATGATTTCGCTGACAGGTCACTATTTGGCATACGGTATGTAGCCCCTAATGACTCATCTTTACCACCAACCATCCCAAATACTACAACAACGACCACCGATACGATGAGAGATGTTGCAATTGTTTTATAGTCAAACATAGTCTGATTGGTTAGTGAGTAATTAAGCGACTGTACCGTTACTTCCTACATACCCACTGAAAGTCTCCTCGAAGTGTGCTTCGATGAAACGACCACGATACAACCATGAATCGTTAGCCGTATTTACTGGTGGGATAAGGTCGGTTGAGAGACCCATGAAAGTCTTTCGGTTGACTGAGTGCTGTCCTGAAAGAACATGGTACGAAGTCGCAGCGTTTGCTGCGGTGTTGTACGTTGCACCAAGGAAGATTGATGCTGCAATACGAACTGAGCCGTATACAGTATCAAAGAAGTTAATCTGATTCTCACCAGTGAATGGTGCGAGTGTTGAGTTAAGAACTTCTTTTGCGGTCTTGTAAAGGTTGAATGGTACGAGAAGTCCCTCGAATACATACGAACCTGCTTCACCGTCTTGTGCCTTCTGGTTTGCAAGAGACTGAATAACTGTCCAAAGGTTGTCTGCATTGAGAACACCTGTTTCGAGGTTATCTACAGTGACACCTTTGAGAGTCATGTGGTCGTTTGCTGCGTATGCCTTGCCATCAGGAGTCGTGTTGACTGAGCCAGCAAACGCATCACCATAGGTGTTGAGAATTGCTTTCTTGTCCTGAGTAAGACGAGCGCGGTCACCAATTTGCTCTCCAATCTTCGCACGCTTTCCAACGTGGTCTGCCTTGAATGCTTCAAGAGATACAGGAACCTGCTTGGTCCACTTCTGCATCTTCTTTGTCTTGGTGTTGCCAATAAATGTGTCTGAGTCTTGGAGAGTCTCCATTTCTGCTGTTTCCTCGAAGCCACCTACATTGGAATCTTCATCCCATGTGTAAGCAAGCATTTCAGAACCAGATTGCTTGAAGAACCATCCATCTTGTGCTGAGAGATACCCAGGTTGCTGAGTGCGTTGATAGGTTTCCCATGCAACTGCATCAATTTCAGTTTGAACTGCATCTGGTGACATCCCTGCGTTAAATCCGCCTGTTGGATTCATTTTGAGTAGTGATTAAACTATTAAGTAAAGAACTAAAAGAACAACTATGCTACGTCTGTACGGTATGCGCGTGCGTCTACAGTTACTTCAAGTTCACCGAGGGCAGGGTTACCGCCTACGATTTCGAGACCTGATGAGTCTGCTGATGCTGCATCTTTGATTGTGTACAATTCTCCACCATCTACACCTCCTGTTGAGTTGTAGTCAATGAGAACAGAGTCACTAAGAAGTCCGACAAGTTCTGCAAGTGTATCTACGTTTGCAAAAGTCTCTGCCTTTCCACGAATACGTCCAACTGATGGAACTGGATTAGCGGTAGTAAGGAACTGTGCCTTTGTAGTACCTGCTGCTGCGTTGTCTGAGTCTGCCTGTGCAACTCCACCGAATTGGTGTGTGCCAACTACTGGAGTATCGGCTGCTGCGAGAACATAGACATTTGAGTTACCTGCTCCTGATGTACGAACTGAGGTTGAGTGAAGTGGCTCACCAGCACGCACTTGCGTCTGACCTGCTGCGAGGTAACGCTTTAGTGATGCTGCGGGACCAATCACGCGAAGGTCTGCTAACATATTTTTATTTGATTACGATGAATACACACACTTTTCAGTGATATATTCGTTGCTAATGCGTAGTAATCCTATCCTACGAGATATGGCGGTTTCCCATTTTCTTTTACCAATATTTTGCCATTTGGGAGTTTCTTTTCAAATCGCTTATTGGTAGCATTAAATGTATATCCAGCGCGGACCATAGATGCCTTCAAGTCTGGTGCCATTTCTGGTTCCAAAGGTGCTTGCGGGTCTCTGTGAGTAGTAGCCGTATTCCTAGAAACAGTTTGCTGGCTTTGTATCTTGCGTGTGAGTTCCGCATTGCGGGCTTCCACACGTTTAATAGAAGCGATAGCGTGTGCTTCTTCCAACTGCTCACGAATGGGCATATTTGCAGGAAACACTCGATTCTTATGAATTTCGCGTATGAGTTCGGCTTCTTGTGCTGTTTCAGCAAGAGAAGTACTAATTTCAGCAATAGTTGACTCATTGGATACCAACGTTTGCTCCCGTTGGTGTTCTCCAAGTATGCGTACCAACTCACTTCGTGTGAGAGGTTTGTCATCATCATCATCATCGCTTCCATCCTCATCATCTTCCGTTTGAGGTTGATGCTTCTTTAGGAATCGTTGCTTGGCTTTTTCTGGGTCTGGCTTACCGCGCTGTTTTTCTGCTTCTATCAGCGTAGTTAAGTCTTCTACTTCTGTCGAAGAACGGTCAGAAGTGGTATCTACCGCTTCTGGTGTTGTAGTATCTGCTACAACAACTTCATCTGTAGGTTTATTTTCCATCGTATTTTTGTAGTCTCGTCAGACATCTAGTTAAGGTTTTTCTAGTAAACCATCCCAAGGGGTAGTCGCTTAGAGCGACTTGGCGGTGGATTTGAACACGGTGATATATTCATCTCCACCACCAAGTAGCCCTAATGTGACATACTTTTCAATTTGGAATCTATGACATCAATAAGGTACAAGAGCACCTTACTCGCAATCATATCTTCTGTGGTTTGCGATTTTACAAGTCCCTTCTGTGTTGCCTGAAACTGTAATTCTGTTTTGAGAATAGTCCACAGTTCCGATTGAGCAAACGACTTTGCTTGGCTCTTCAGACGGTCCACCTGTGCTTGTGTGAGCGCATTGTTTTTGTAATGCCACACATCTGATTGTGTTGGATTACCAGAACGTACAATCTTCAAAATATCATCCTCACTTACCATATTGAAAACATCTTCAATAATGAATCGTGCAAGTTGTTTCTGAAGTATTTTTTGTTCTGAATTATCCATAGAATTAGATTATTTCTTGGCTTCTTTCTTTGCTTTTTCAGCAATCTGAACTGCCTTTACTTTGTTTGGTTTTTCTTCCTCAAGAGGAACGTAAATTACTTCTCCATTTACGCGAAACTCAAACTCTACCTTTGCTTCTGTACGAGGACTCTTCTTCTTGAAATCATAGAAAGAACCCATGCGTACTTTATCTTCACCTTTACGAATGAGACCACCGAGTTTGTCATATTCAGCAAGAAGTTCTTCTGCTTCGTATGAACCGTCTTCTTTACGAATTCCACCAACAAACTCACCGTGTTCGTTCTGGTTTCCATCAAGTGCGCGGGTAATCTTATCTTCATTTACAAGTGTGTATCCTTTTACAATCATAGTTATTATTATTATTTTTTATTATTAAACACGACCAACTCCAGGTATTGCAGAGTCAGTTGCCTTATTCTGCGCCTGTTGTCCAAAGACCGTCTGGTCAGGTGCAACACCATCTGGTGGTTGTTGTCCTGTTGCATCAGGTTTCTTCATCAGGTCTTCGGTTTCAGAACGGAAGAAGGAGTAGAGTGTCTTTCGTGTGAGCGATTCGAGAGAAACGAAAGGATTTTGTGCAAATTGAGCATATATTTGGCTCATCATTGCTTGTCGGAACTCCTCATTTTCAGGGAACATGCGCTCAGGTTCTACCTTGCAGAGGTACTTAAATCGTGAGAAGAGTGCTGGGTTTACAAGGTAAATATGCTTCTTATTCTTTGGGAAACCAGTTTCTTCAAGGAGAGACATCGCTTTTAGTGTAGTATCCATCTTGTTATATGAAGCACCAAGGAATGATTCATCAAAACGAATAACTTTCGACATCTCTTTTCCATCAATCATTTTATTATTCAAAAGGAGAGTGCGATATTTGAGTTTTGTACTTCCATCAGCAAGTTCATCAAGTTGCGGTACAACAAGGTGATTGATAACTATATCTTTCATCAGTTCACCAAACTGTACAATAGAAAGGGCGAGGTTTTTTCCAACTCCTTTAAGGAGAGTTTCTGCATTTTTCTGTGCAATAGCAACTGAAGTTGCTTTCTGTGTTGCTTGTGGAAGTTGTCCTGCGGTAACTGCTGAGAGAGACCCCTCCTCCATAGATGACTCCACGCGGTCCATAGCAGTAAAGATACCTGCAAGATTTGCTTGTGGAAGTAGTGGTGTTGCTTTTGTATTAGGGTCTTCAAATGCAATAACTGATGAAGGGAAAATAACATCTGAATCAATTTTATCTGCACCAGAAATAGCAATAGGCATATTTGCATCGAGGAATGCTCTATTCATACCAATTTGGTACTGTGCATCGAGGAGCATATTATCCCAGTATTGAGCAGCCATGAGCGATTTGAAGTAGAAGAAATGCTCATTTACTCGTTGATACCCAAATGGAATTACATTGTATTTTGGCGCATTTTTATTGTCACGATGTTTGATTGGATTCGCATCTATATCCTCTTCTCCCATATATACACTATTGAGAAATACCACTTCAGTATCATCACGCCTATTGAGATAGATGACTTCTTCTACTAATCCTGGATGGTCAGTATCATGTACATCATAGAATGCACCATCATCTTCATTGTAGAGAGATTTTACCCCTGGCTGTACGAATACCCAGTTTTCATGTGTTCCATATTTCGATTGCGCTTCTTGGTACTCAATAAATCTTCGCTTAATGACACAGCGTTGCTTCTGAATATTCTGTTCATATACATTTGAGATGAGCACTTCATCTGCACCATAGATTGGTGCATTAAAACCAGAAAGAACTTCATCAAGAACTTCTTTTGTTTCAATAGTACCATCGAGTTTTCTTTCTTTTATTTTTTGGAATACCTCAACATACTCTGCGCTCATGTAGGTAACAGGATTGACGAGCATTCCCATTGCAACTTGTACAAAAGAATCTTTATATGATGAATTATTTACCATCCACTCTACTGAGTCACGCATCATTTCAGAAAAATCAGCATCTTCCTCATCATTGTCATTCTGTGCCATGAACATCGGTATAATGTACCCAGCAGTAAGTTGTGCGTGCATTGCAATCGCTTGGTTTCTAGCCTTAGAACGGGTACCACGCCATTGCCATGCAGTTGCAGGGTCTTCTGTTCCTTCATCCACAAATGCATTAAAAGTCCGCTTTCCACGGTCTTGGTCGTCTATAACAGAACGATTATTGAGTTCTACCCAAGTACGATGAATAATATCATTGCCACGCGCATAGTCTTTTTTCACATACGCACTAAAATCTGCAACCTGTTTTGAAGGTTGATAGAGTGATACTGGGGTATTTTTATAGATTTCTCCAATCACGTTAAGAGTTCACCTTACAATGAAGTGTAGCACACATTTAATAATGTCAAGATACTGATACACACTTATCCCCATATAACTTGTTATATTTATCCCCTCTTATTGAAAGAAACAAATTTTGGTTTTCGTACTGTTACTGTATTCAAAATTTTTTTTCCAAAAACCATCATCAGTGGGTACCTGAGTGCGTCAACCTCATCGTCTGCTTCTTTTATAGGATTTTCACTCACTTTCCCACCTTTGCTATTTTCACCATACGAATATGTCTCTAGCCCAAGAATAAGTCTTTGACATGACTCATGGATGAAAAGACGCTTTGATTTAAAGAGTTCACGGACAATATTGATACCATTTATGATTGATTGTGGTCCTTTATTGACATCACGCACGTTGCATCCATGTCGTTTTAGTTGTTCTATACCCCCTGCGTTTGCAGGGTCAGGATATACATAGTTAAAACGTTGTGCAGAAGCATATTCTGCTATTTCTGGGTCAGTTTTACCACTATGTACCCACTCTTCAGACACAAAATAGAGTCCATCTGATGTTTCTTCTATGGTAAGAACCGCAGCAGGGTGTACAAAACCGAAGTCCACACCACCAAGAAGACGAACTTTTGTCTGTCCAATACTCTCATACCATTCTTTCTTATCTCCTTTGACCACATGTACCTTTCTATCAAACTCTTTATATACCAATCCCTCTGTTTTACGGAAATCAGCCATGTATTCTTGCGCAAAACGGTCCTCTGTTACCTCTTGTTTTGCTTTATCGAGTTCTTCTGGGTCAAGATATGGGTTATCGTATGACGTATAGTGAAAAGATTTGTAGTCTTTGTCCTTTAGTTCCATATTAAAAAGGTCATAGAAGTGATTGAATCCGTATGGTGTGGAAATAAATATCCCCTCTCCTTTATTATCAGTAAGTGTAGGGCGAATTACCTCCTGCCACATCTCAGCAAAGTTACGCATCATCGCTACCTCATCTATGACAACAAGGTCAAACTTCTGCCCTCGAAGAGTCTCAATATTCTCCCACCCACGAAGCACAATGGTAGAGCCATTGACTAATACAATCTCCAACCGAGATTCATTGATAGTCTTTGCCGCCTGTTCACACTCTGCTCTCAATTGCATCCAGCAAATATCACGGGCTTGTTGGTATGTATTGCCACTAAAATAGTGTTTCCCATTGCGTCTAACCATGAGAATACCACTCGTTACACGCACACAATATACTTTTCCAATATACTGAGTACGATAATAGTCATTTTTGCGGATAAGTGGTGTACTAAATTTTTTATGTAGCCATGAAATAGACCAGAGTTGTCTCTCTTTTATTTTACGTACTGTTGCAGACTCTCCTATCTTTATAAGACATTCTTGTAAATCATCAGCAAGACGTTTTGATTTTGTTTCTGCTCTCCTATAATCGTAATTATTATTTGGTATGTGACCGTCTCCTTTCCAGTATGTTTCAATAAATGCTTTTATAATATTTGGTGGTCCATTTTTAATCCATTCAGGGACATATTTCTCATGTGACTTACCATATCGTTGTGCTTCTATATACAGTTCTTTATTTCCACAAATAGAAAAGTTTATACCACCATTATTTCTTTTTTGTTCAGTAAAATGAATACCGATACGAATAAGAATATCTCGTATTTCTTTTATGTAAACTTCTTTACATTGGGTAATGATAAGTTCATATGCATTTTTTGATGATGTTCGTGTTCTGGAATATCCTTCGCTTATATACCATCCCCAAAAACGAGCAATTTCTTCATCTTTTGGAAACGAAAGACTTGTATCAATATCAGGGGTTTTTTTGAACCTATATACCCATGTATTTTCTATTTCTTCTGCTGTTTTAATGTGCCAATCACCATTTCTATGGTTTTTAACAAGACACCTATGATGCGGAGTAACCAATTGGTCAATGGTATTATTTTTAATACCACACAATTCCCCTTCATAGTCATGGATAAAGTATTCTTTTGGTCTTTCAAAGACTAAACCGCCATCTTTATATGTTCCAACAAGTTCAGTTTTATCAAGGTCTTTGAAAAACTTCCACCCCTTGTTGGTGAGAATTTCTGTTTGTTCGTCATAACAGGTTGCAATATATGCAATACGACTACTAGGAATAGCCGCCCGCGCTTTCATCTGGTCAATAACCAGTTGTGACTTACCAAAACGCCTTCCTGCGCACACAACACGAAATCGGTGTGGGTCAAGGGCTATGACTTTTTGTGCGTCATGTAGTGTAAACGTACTCACCGTTGTGGTTTTTATTTATTTTTTATCTTTCGGACAGTATCTTCTAATTCAGTCATGTTTGTAGCACTTTGCGACCAGCCACCAGGATATTTTTTATTCATTATTGACTCTGCCTGTTTAAATGCATTGTCATTTTTCTCTAATGCAGTCATTACTGTATCGTGTGCTTTTACTCCTACGTTCCCTACTGCAAGGACACCCTTTGTAGCGACATTACTTGCTTTCATTAAAAGGTCCTTCGATGCTCTTGAAAATCCCATAGTAGTTAAAATTATTTTTTAAAATTTTTAATAGTACCTGTACTATATACCAAGAATGGGTCCCATCAAATAGTTATAGACACAATTATAATCTCTCTTTATTAAAATATTTTCTTGCTCTTGGCGATAGATGTGATGGTGCCTTTTCACCATATACATTATTGATAGTATAAAAGAATTTACATTTAGGAAAATTGGAGCACCCTAAAAAAGTAAAAGTAAAATCTTGCTTAGATACACGGTTAATTAAGTATCCATTTTTGCATTTTGGACAAATTTCTTTTGTAATGTTATTTGTACTTTCTCTATCTAGTAAAGACATGATAGAATCATATCATAAATTGCATGCTGCGGGACACATCAGCCGCACCCAAAGACACCCCGACAGGGTCTAGGGACAACACAAGATACGACAATGGTATGCAAATATGTTTTCTCAAATTTTATTTCCCCTGATGTGACCTCTATATCAACAGATTATATTACACAAAGTAATATGAGTTATGTCAAATAGTAAAAGTGTTCTGACATCAGAGTGTGAAGCCCCACTATTCCAACACATGGGGGTAGTGTGTGGTATACCCCCCCTATACATATATATGTATGGTACGAAGTACCCCCCTAGTACTAGACGTTGGGGGGCTAGGTACACACACGGTGCATGGTATGTGTGTTGTTATTCCTTGACAGGTAAGTTGTAACGTGTTGCACTTTCACCTGAAGTGATAAGCACCAGAGTCTTGTTACCTTCTTGTGTTTCTCTGAGTTTGCCGTGCAATTTAAAGCCTAAAGTAAGCTCGCCGAGTCTGTTGTCTTTCTTTCGGTGTATGTCCTCCACTAGACAACTAGTAAGCAATTCCTCGGTTAAACCCATGTTTTGCATGACTTGTTGAAAGCCTTTAGACTCTACTACAACTTTAGGAGTACGCACTACGCTTTCTGCATACCCTGCTTTACGCATTGCTGTACTCATTATACCATTCGACTGCATAAGATTATGTGCTAAAGCAATATGCTTTTTCCTAGGTTTCACATTCCTCCCTTTACTTTTTGGTCCAATTATGTTTTTAGGGCTTATCATATAGTTGTTTTAGAGTGTTGTGTATAATTACGTATACGCTGTTATTTTGTACTATACCATAATACCCTACTACTGTATACGGTGCTACGTGTGACGGGGCTTGTAGAGTGTTTCAGAGGGGTATTGACATTGTATAATTATTGTGTGTGAGTATATAGTTATACACAATTGTGCTTGCATAATTATACTACAAGTGTATACTAGTGATAGTACGGTAGCAGACGATACAGGGACGGTACACGGGGTACGTGCGATGAATGCGTAACGTGTACAAGTCATGGGATTGTAAGCATTTTGACATTTGAATATTACTACACTCCCCCGTGGGCTATTCCGCATTATGCGGACTCTGGTTGCTCGCGTAGGGTTTGGAAAACGATATACCGTGTATGTGGTGCGTCAATAACTTTAAAAGAGATATATGGCACAACTAGGAACTTGGACGACATTTGATTGTCCAGATGATGAAGTGAAAACACAAGAAGCGTATGCATGGCTTAAAGAAAAAGTGCAATCTATAGGTGGTAATGTGCGAAAGGTTATGAATGCGCACGACTTTGGCTTGTATCCGTCATTTGAGATTGACAAGCCGTTTGAGTTTCAATTCATGGGTGACGACTTTGAAGATGAAATGAGTACCGATGATGAAGGAATACAAGAAAAATACGATGAATGGGTAAGTAAGATGAATGCAATTGAAGATGAGTTTGGTAGCAAGTATCATAGCGAATAAGTATGAAAGGATATTGCTATTACAATCACGTTGAAAAAGCGTGGTTTTTGATTGTATATACACTTATAAGTCACTATGAAGTAAAACTATGAAAGTAGAACCCACGTATCATGTAGAGGTGACAATGCAAGAACTAGAAACAATAGAGCGTGCTTTGATGATATATCAGGAACAACTATACAAGCGTGATTATCTGCCCGAAACAATAAAAAATGAGCAAAAGCATATAGCAAATATATGCAAAAAACTATCAAAAGCGTAACATTACAAGAGCATGGTGCGCCACATACACGGTATATCAAAAATGTATACCCCTCCTTTTTGGTACGGTACTATAATATAAAAGAGATTATGGTACAGCAAGTAAACTGGTACACCTTTTCTGACTGGTTTCAGAAGAGTGACACATACAAAAATAACTTCACATACGCAGGACTCAAAGCACTATTCGATTATCTAGAACAGTACGAAGAGGATACAGGAGAACCAATAGAGTTTGACCCTATTGCATTGTGTTGTGAGTTTTCAGAGTATAAAAGCGCATGGGATGCGATGGAGCAATACCAGCCAGAGGATATGCCCACAGAAGGAGAAGAAGGTGATGACCTTGTAGAGATACAGGAGAAGAACGAAGCAGAAGCATTACGATGGCTAGAAGAGCGAACCACGGTAATACCGTTTGATGATAACACACTAGATGGGCGCGGAATAATTATAAGCAATTTTTGACCGAGGTACCGTACCAAAAAAGAGGGGTATACAGTAGGTATATAGTGTATTGCGTACCATACAATATAAAAATTATATGGAAGCGATACATACAGAAGATAGAAATGGGTACACAATAAAAATTGTACCCGATGAGTTTTACAGTGAAACACCAAATGACTGGGGAGATACTGAAGTGTTTTTAGTAGCATTTCATCGTGACTTTACTGTGAACGTAGACGGATTCGATATTGAAACTGTGCGAGCAGTAGCGAACAAAGGGAAGTATGATGACGGAAGCAAGTGCGAACGAGCAAAGGAAATACTACACGATTATCACGTGTTTGGACTGGAAGCGTATATCCATAGTGGTGTATCACTTTCATTATCGTATGAAGGGCAATACCCCGATAGAAAGTGGGACGTTTCACAACTAGGACTTGTCTTTGTTTCAAAGAAGACGACGCGGGTACATAAAAAGGCGCGAGAACTTGCACTAGGACTACTCAAAACGTGGAACGCGATACTCGAAGGGAGTGTATACGGGTATATCGTAGAGCGTGATGGCGAACAACTCGACTCATGCTGGGGTTTTATCGAAGAAGAGTGGAACATAGAAAAGACACAAGTACTTGCAGAAGCGCGTGATATTGCAGATTGGCACTATAAAAATGACCCAAAGCGTACCATGAAGCAGGACTCACTTGGTGCGGTACCACTTGGCACAATATACAAAGATGAAAAAGGAAGAGAGTGGAAAGCGATTGACAATAATGCAATCGTACAAGTTACATACGAAGAACTTTAAAAGAGTGGTACGCAATACACTATATACCTACATTAAAAATTAAAGAAAATAAAATGAAACAACTTACCGATTTAGAGTACGGTGTTCTAATGCAAGCCATCCAAAATGCACAAGAAGCACATGCCGAGAATGAGTTTGTAGACCCGTATGCAGAAAATGAAGAGGGATACACGGATGAAGATATTGCAAACGCATTAAAAAGTGTAGAAAACAAAATATATGACATGCAAAAATAAAGACGCAAACGGAAACGCTTGCTACGACTGTGAAAGTGGTGGCGGTATGCCGTGTGGCACAACACCCAATATACCACAAGAAGAGCGTGGTGAAGCGGGTATCATTGTCACACTTAAAGACAGTGAAATACAAGTACACCATATCGAAGACGGTACCCTTTTATTTTCACGGAAAGCGTGTCTGGGTGACTGGAATAGAATATGGGACGCAATAGAGAAAGCATAAGAGAAGTGGAATAAAGGTGACTATCAAGAAACAGGAGAAACAAATGTAGAAGTTGGGACTTTGTACGATGTGACAAACACCGATGACCCATTTAACCCATAAATAGATGTACCATGAAGTATGAAGAATATACGAAGTGGGTGGAAGAAGTAAGTAAATTATCAAAAGATGAAGAGTATGGTGGAGGGGAAAAATTAGTACTTTTTGTTATAGCGGTACTTGTTACCCTCCTTATACTTTCATACATTGAATGATAAAAATAAAATATATGGAAGATAAAACAGATGAAGAACTTATGGAGATAGTCGAAGAAGCATATAAAGAGTGGGACAGAAGCAATACAGTGTTTTCTCTATCCGACTTTGAAGAAGCGGTACGAGAATTGACTTTACGAGAAGAAGCATAATAAAAAATATATGTGGGAAGAAGCATATCAACACATTGTCGATGAAGAGCGCAATGCAGAGCGAGAAGCGCGAGCGAGTCGGCAATATGACCACAACGAGCACGAACCAACGACATACGAGCGAGCACAGTACACCGCAGAGAACTTTAGAGAGGATGAGGAGCAGGATATTTATGAGCGTGACGATAAGATGGGAGCGATATAATTATGCGAATACTATGACAGAAAAAAATGAAACCTTTGAGCAATACCTAGAACGGTTTTGCTTTAACCTCAATCCAATGGTACTTGATGATGACATGCCAGACTTTTTCGACAACTGGATAAGTAACGTAGACGCAGACCAGTTGATACGGTTGGGACAGTTATATGGTGAACAGCAGTATATAGAAGGGATGAGGAACATGCTTAATCAAGTAAAATAATAACTATGCAAGCATACGAATTACTCGCACACCTCAGATACCTCACCCTTGCGGGAAAGGATGCTGAAGGGTACGAATGGATTGGAAAGAGAGAAGATTGGGACAAGGTCGAGATGGTGATAGAAGCGATTGAGCGCATGGGAGTATGAACAGAGCACAGGAAACAATAATAAAATTGTCGGGGCGTATACCAGAGTAAGATACGAACGCAAAATTGTTTCTACGTGCGCTATATCAAGCGTGGGAGGGATATGACGATATGATGTATTCATACCCCGCACACCAGATACGAGCGATAGAAAAATTATTCAGTACAACACTTGCAGATATAAATGAAAAATATAACAGATGACCAGTTGAAAACGTGCAACGATTGTGGAAAAAAGAAGCCCCTCAGTGAGTACACGGAACGAAAAAATCATAGAGGGACAGGAGCAATATATCTTTCACCATACTGCAAAGCATGTATGGTGAAGCGTACAAAGAAGTGGGTGAAAGTAAATCGAGATGAGTATAATGCATACCAACGGGTATATACTAGAGAAAAAAGATATGCGAAAAAAGAAAAAGGAGAAGGAGGTGTATAAGTGTCCGCACTGTGATGGAATTATAAATCCCGCACGAATGCTCACACGAAAATACTTTGAAGAGTTGCCACTCACAAAAGAACAACGCTCACAGTACATGCGTGAACTGGTGAATATACGATGGCAACAACGCAGAAATAGACTAAAATTATATGGTATCAACAAATAGTTGATACTTGTCGAAATTACTATGAATAACAACAGACACTATGCATACAAACATAGTGCTTGGAGTTCTTATGGGAGGTATTATCGCAACGCTGATATCCATACTCGTACCATACACGGTAGCGTATGAACTAGAAGCAGAACAGCCAGAAGAGCCACCGAAACAGGTGCTCATCGAAACAGTCAAGAATGTAGAAGTGCCAGAGGTACTTAAACGCATAGCAGACTGTGAGAGTGGAAAACGAACAAAAGACGGGAAGGCAATCGAAGGGAGTGCAACGCAATATAGTAGCGATGGTGAAGTCCTTTTGGGGAGATTGAATGACCCGCAGTACGGTGTAGACATAGGGAAGTATCAAATAAATGAATACTTCCATGGAAAACGTGCAAAAGAATTGAAACTAGACTTACGCAAAGAACAAGACAACGAAGCATACGCGCTCATGCTGTATCAAGAAAATGGTACACAGCCGTGGCTTGCCAGTATCAAATGCTGGTCAAGCAACTAGACATTGTTGGACAAAAGCGAGTCTTGCTGGGAGTAGAAAATGTGTTATATTGGAGCAATCAGTCTACCTAGACCCTAGACTGGTTATCTCTTAAACAGACGCGACCACCTTCACGGGTGGTCGTTTCTGTTATACACAGTGGCGATATACACATGCCAGAAATGGTGATATACTCGATACGGGTCGAAGAAATAATAATAATTAAATAATGAGCAACAATATTATGTCAACATACGCACCAGTATCACAGAAGAAGGACTATCCAGTAGTATCAAGTGGAACACACGTAGCAACCGTGTACAAGTTTATGAACTTAGGTACACGTTTCCAGGAATACCAAGGAGTATTGAAAGAGTACCCAGACACACTCATTACGCTCACGTTTGAAACGGATGAAGAGCACGAGTTTACCTATAAGAATGAAGATGGAACGGAAGATAAAGTAATGAAGCCACTAGTCATCAGTAAGGAGTTTACCCTTTCAATGGGAGTAAAGAGTAACCTCAGACCATTTGTGGAAGGTATCATCGGAACGAAACTTACTGATGAGGAAGCGGGAGCATTCGACCTCGAAGACCTTTTGGGGAGAGCATGTCTCATCACGGTAGTACACAAGACCTCAGCAAAGGGGAGCGTGTACGCAAACATTACAGGAGCATCACCGCTTATGAAGAACATGCAAGCCCCTGTCCTTGTAAATCAGACAGTCATCTTTGATGTAAACACAGCGACAAAGGAAGAGATAGACGCTCTACCAAAGTTTCTGCAAGACAAAGTAATCATCTCGGATGAATACAAGAAGCGTTTTGAAGTAGCAGTTGAAGAACTCAAAGAAGGAGAGGTGCCATTTTAGCAGTAAGCACAGCGATAGTCCCCGTATGGAGCATCATACGGGGATATTGCTATCCAAAATTATGGACTATCACAATACCAAGGGGCAGATAATAGGGAGAATGAGGGATGGCATATTCAGGAAACTGGTAAACAAAAAGAAACACCTTATGCGTATATATAATGCATGGGGTATACAGTACGCTGTAGTACAGCAAATCAAAGATGAGTGTACAGAGATACGCATAAAAGACATCAGTGATGAGTCGGTATACTCTATACCCTTCAAAGACTTTATGAGTAAGGCACACGTTGAAGACCACGGAGATGGAATGCAAGCGTTTTGTGAGTTAGAGCACTTTGCAAAACATGAAAAAACTATCTGATTACTTTGTACAGACAGCACAGCCAACGACCACGTTTCAATCACAACGGGCAGAACTAATGCATACGATTATCAGCACCATAAATAAAGAGAGAGAGGGAACGAAGTTCAAACCTGTTACCCCTGTGCAGATAGGAGTCAAGTTGAAGCACATGAGTACAAGTGACATGGTGGGCTTTGTAAAAGAGTGCAAACAGGCACGCAATTTCTCGGAATATTTCTGGTATAAATTAAAAAAGAAATGACACAAGAAGAATACGATGCAATCGGTAGGATACTCTACGATAAAGACCATAACTTTCTAGTTAGGTCAAGACTTATAGAGTTCCTTAAAACAGTCAAACTTGAAGAAAAAATTGAAGAGGTACAAAGTATCGAGGAAGTGGTAGAAAACCCCGCTATGGGGCTTGTAGCCCCTCAGGAGTGGCATATACCAAAGGAGTTATTCCTCTCAGGGAAGGAAAAACCAGAGTATGCTGTGTATAACGGACCTCCAAACTTTGATGGTGGTGTATCATGCACAGATGAAAATACTCACAAGACTTAAACATGACATGCTCTGTATGGAGTGTGGTTCTGCTTTCAAAGCAAAGACAATTAAAAAACGATATTGTAATTACTGTGCGGACAAAAAAACAAAAGAAGTAAAGACACGTTCATACAAAAAAAGAGCACCAGAGAGAAGAGAAATAATAAATGCAACATCTTCAAGAAGACAAAAAAGAAAACGATTAAAATGCGTAGAGAAAGGTAAAGAAATTTCAAAGGTAAATAGACTATCCTTTGGAGATGTATTTGTAGATTTAGAATGGTCTATTGGAATTAAATATCCTTTCTCTCATTGCATTTCAAAGAACTCTATTTTTGGTAGAAACGGTAATAAGGTATATACAAGGGATGAAAGTCGTATTGCCAGGAGCCAAATAGCATTACTCATAAATAATGCTGTTAAGAAGGCAGGAGTTGAAATAGTACAAAATAAATTATGGGTATCCATTTTTGTTGAAAAACAAAATATGCGTTCTGATGCAGTAAATGTTGTAGATTTAGTATGTGATGCTATTAAAGATGGAATTCCTCTTGATGATAGATGGTATTCAATAAAAAGATTGGATTGGTCAGTTGTAAAAGTAGACCCACAGATATATATTCAAATCGGTCAAGAAACAAAAGAACACGCACAAGTTTGTTCACATTGTGGAAGAATACAACCATTCTCTGCTTATAAACAAAATAAGTCAGCAAAAAATGGTATTGGTAGAGAATGTATAGACTGTAGAAGTCTAAAATAGAGTTATCCACAGGTAGGGACTGTACAAAAATACTATATTGTTAGACAATATTCATGTGAAACAACAACTCACACAATTGAATATTGTCACAGCAAGCCAAGCATTGGGTTGTTTCACATCATTCCACTTCGCTTGCGCTGATAGTATTCAAATAGAGAACCACTCTTAATCGGAGTGGTTTTTCTGTGTAAAAAACTGAGAGATATGGTGGGCGAACCTATTAGCCACTCTTGGATGCCACTTAAATAATAGGACTCAGAGGATGATGACTGGGACAGCATTCCCAGACCTATACCGTATGAGGTCACTGATAGCGTACTCCTTGAACGCTATTACACTCGGCACTTAGCACAAATGAAATCAGAAATGAGAGTGACTAAGTTGTACAGTCAGAGGATAATTCTCTCTCAACATATTAAGAGATAAAGAGAAGACGCACAGCGATTATTACAATGGCTTTTAGGAAAACTGTACCTACCCGTATGAATGTGAAAAGACATATTGTTGAATGTTGATGAGTGATAGATACTATTGGTATGGCAACAGGTGATTGTTACAAAGTAATAGAGAGTAATACTGATAGAGTATTGTATTACTTCATTAGGAAGTCTGATGCTACATCTATGGCATTGCAGATGTATCTTGCTACAGGGAAGAGAGTATACGTTGTAGATACTAAAGGGAACGAGATATATTCAAAGAGATAGAAGAGTTATGCACAGGTGAGTATTGTCTTTGTAGATATATCGGGATATACTAGAAGTAGATTATTAGATAATGTGAATGCACATGATTGGAAAAAGATACCATGACATAAAGTTTCCGAAGATGTTTGTGATACGTCTTACAGTGAAGCAACTTGATGTATTGAGGAGAAAGGCACAGAAGAATGGAGTGAGTATGGCAGAGTTTATAAGACAACTAATAGAGAAATAATATGAAAAACACACTATT